AAAAGCATGAACTAAATACTTATTTTAGGTTTAGTATTGAGTGCATAGAACATAAAGGAAAGAAATCGTGAAAAAGATTACTATTCCCTATAAACCAAGACAGCTTCAAAAAGAGATACACGAGTCATTAAAAAGATTTAACGTATTAGTCTGCCACAGGCGGTTTGGTAAGACCGTCTTGTGTATCAATGAAATGATTAAGAAGTGTTTGCAAAACGAGTTACCTAATCCACGATACTACTACATTTCGCCAACATATTCGATTTCAAAAAGAAACTGTTGGGATTATTTAAAATATTACACAGATGTCCTCCCAGATGTGCAATACCATGAAACAGAGCTGCGATGTGATTTACCGAATGGTGGTCGTATTCAGCTCTTGGGTTGCGAAAGACCTAATACCTTGCGTGGCTTGTACATGGATGGGTGTGTCTTAGACGAAACTTCGCAAATGCCGAGCAATCTATGGACAGAGATTGTACGACCTGCATTAGTAGATCGTGAAGGGTGGATGATTAGTATTGGAACACCTGCCGGAAGAAATAGCTTTTGGGAGTTGTTTGACTACGGACAACACCATGAGCAATGGTATGCTAAATCTTTCAAGGCAAGTGAAACAGGAATTGTAAACGAAGAAGAATTGGCAGAAGCCAAGAAGTTAATGCCACCTGAAATCTATGAAGCAGAGTTTGAATGCTCGTTTGATAGTGCAGGTATCGGCTCTATTTACGGCAAGAGCTTAAATCTGGCTGACGAACAAAACAGAGTTACCAAAGTTCCCTATGACTCCAAGCATAAAGTCAATACTTTTTGGGATTTAGGAATGGCAGACAAGACAAGTATTTGGTTTTGTCAGCAAGTAGGATCAGCAATACATTTGATTGACTACGAAGAAGATAGTGGTGAAGGTTTAGAATATTACGCAGGGATGCTCCAGGATAAAGGTTATGTGTATGACACACATTACTTTCCTCACGATGCAAGTGTCAGAGAAATAGGAACAGGAAACTCTAGGATTGAAACAGCACAGAGTTTAGGTCTGGTAACAAGTATCGTTCCAAAGCTGCCAATAGAAGATGGCATTAATGCAGTTAGAATGATTTTATCAAGATGTTGGTTTGATCACGAAAAAACAAAACTAGGATTAGATGCACTTCGTCAATATCGGTGGAGTACAACTGAAAAAGGAGAAGTTAAGAATAGACCAGTACATGATTGGACTTCGCATAGTGCGGATGCTTTCAGATACCTGGCGGTTGGATTAAATACATCATCAAATTGGAGTACAGAAATTAAATATCCAAGTTTAGGAATTATGTAATGGCAAAAAAAACAGATTCAGAATTATTACAAGTAATATCACAAGAAGTGCAAAACTCTTTAGGGTATTACACTTCCGATTTATCGGAACAACGACAGCAATCGCTAAAATATTATCTCGGTGAGCCATACGGCAACGAGGTTGAAGGCAGAAGTGCTGTTGTTACACAAGAATTATTGGAAACAGTAGAGTCCGTCTTACCAAGTTTAATGCGAATGTTTACGCAGAGTGATCGCATGGTAAGATTTGAAGCAACACAACCAGAAGATACGAAGTTTGCAGAGAGTATTTCAAACTATTGTAACCACATTTTTAACAAAGATAATGATGGTTTCAGTATTTTATATGATTTATTCAAAACAGCTTTACTTCAAAAGAATGGTTTTTGTAAAATCTATTGGAATCCAAGCAAAGAACAGAGAAAAGAGCAATATCAAGACCTCACCGAAAATGAATACAATTCACTACTCCTTGATACAGAGGTTGAGATAGTCAATGTTGAAGAAAAAGCATCTGACGATGCTCTTTTCCCTGTCAAATATGATGTTGAAATAAAAAGAGTATCAGATTTTGGCAGAGTAAAAATAGAAAGTGTACCACCAGAAGATATTTTGGTGTCTAAAAGAGCAACTTCGATGAAAGATTGTAATTTTATAGCTCATAGAGTCTATAAAACGAGATCAGAGCTTATTGACATGGGTTATGATGCAGAAATCGTTAATGATTTACCTGTATCAGACGAAGAAGTATTTAATACGGAAGCTGTAACCAGGAGAAGTTACGATGATGCGTCAACAGATTTGAATGTAAGCACATTAGATCCTTCACAAGCGGTAGTAAATGTAACCGAATGTTATCTAAAAGTTGATATGGATGGCGATGGCATAGCAGAATTACGAAAAGTTACTGTTGGTGGCAACGGATATAACAATTACAAGCTGCTAGAGAACGAAGAAATACCTTTTATGCCAATAACAATGGTAAGAGCTATTCCAATGCCGTATCGTTTCTTTGGATTAAGTTTTTACGATCTTATTGCTGACATCCAGGCAGTATCATCAACGATATTAAGAAATACACTTGATAATATGTATTTCCAAAACCACGCAAGAACTCTTGTCGTGGATGGTCAAGCAAACTTAGATGATTTATTGACTAGCAGAGCAGGTGGAGTTGTAAGAGTTAAAAGTCCAAATGCTGTAACACCAATGCAAACACCAAACTTTTTGAATGAAGGTTTGGCAATGATGAAAAAGATTGATGAAATCAAAGAATCAAGAACTGGTGTAGCAAAACAGCAAATGGGATTAAACCCAGATGTAATTAATAAATCACACACAACGGCTACATCAACAAATCAAATGATGGCAGCTCAAACACAACGAATAGAACTTATTGCAAGAAACTTTGCTGAAGGTGTTAAGGATATTTTTAGATGTATTTTTGCTGTTGTTTGTGAATACCAGGATGCAGAAAGAATTGTAAAAATAAACAATGAATTTATACCAATGAATCCTCGTGATTGGTTTAATCGTTATGATGTAACCGTACAAGTAGGACTTGGAACTGGCAACCAGGATCAACGATTAGCAGTTTTACAAAGAGTTCTAGCCGTGCAAGAAAAAATGATCATGCAAGGCGGAATGAATATGGTGACTCCGCAAAATATATACAATACTCTTGAACAATATTTACAAAACTCAGGTTATAAAGATGCATCACCATTTTTCAATAATCCTGCTACTGTGCCACCACGACCAAGACAACCAAAGCTTGATCCACTAACGGTGGCATCACAGGATTTACAAATGAGATCACAAAAGAATGCAGCCGATATAGAACTTGCAAATAAAAAATTACAAGTTGATTCTACTCTCAAAGCAAAGAAGCTTGATTTAGAAGAACAAAAACTAGCTGCACAATTAATTAAAGATACAGACAACCTGGACATGGAAAAAGAAAAACTAGCAAATAAAATCATACAACAAGGATTAAACTAATGATTGATTTTATGAATACAGATAAAGCAAAAGGTATTATTGATCAGTATTTAACAAAAGGTGTGTATACTGCTCCACCTAATATAAATCCTGTTTATGATGTTAGAGAGCCAGGTCAAGAATTTCCACCATTAAATCCACCAATCAATGTAACACCAGACATTGATGATCCTTGTCCTCCTGGTTATCAATTGATTGACGGTGTATGTCAGCCAATAAGTGATTTTGGTGGTGATATATCAGAGAATACAATTGGTGAAGGTTTTGATGATTCAGATGATCGAACAGAAAGCGAAAAAATGTTTGATAAAATGAAAAGAAGTACAGACAATATGTTTGGTGCAACAAGATTTTTAGATAAATATCAAATTGGTGAAGATGAATTTGGTAATCCAATATTTTCTTTCGATGAAAAAGTTGGCAGACCATTTGGAGCATTTGGATTATTTGATATGATTTTTGGTGGAGCTGCAAACAGAGAAGAAAAATTTAATAAAGCAATTGAAACAATTTTAGGACAAACAAGTAATTTTGGTGAAAATAATCCATTAGCTTTTGGAAAACAAAGTGGTGATATATTTACAATGTATAATCCACAACAATATTTAGACCAAACAAAAGATGTTGTACTACAACAAACAAATAAACAACCTGTAACAATGGGTGATATGATTGGAAGTTTAAATACAGGAAAAGCATCACAAGTACAAAGTCAAGGCACAGAGCCAGTTGATATAAGAGGTAGTTCACTTGTAATAGAAGATGATGGAGGTGTCAGAAGAAGGGATGATACTGCTTATCAATCAGCCGTTGCTAAAAATATTGCAAGAAATGTTGCAAATACAGGATCAACAGGATTTAGCACTTCATTAGGTGGATTTACAAGAGGAAGATGACACCTGAACAAGAAAAACAACGAACAGAATTAGCAAAAAGTATTTTAGACAATCCTGTATTCCAGGATGCAATAAAACAAATAAAACAAGAATTATATGGTGAGTTTCTTAATTCACCTGCACGAGATTCCGAAGGTAGAGAAAAAATTTATCTCATGGGTAAAATGTTTGATCTACTTTTAGTGAACATCAAGTCTGTGATGGAAACAGGCAAACTTAATAAAAAACAATAGGAGTTTTTATGGCAGATAATCCGCAAACGGAATCTGTATCAAAACCAACCGAAACGATACAGGAAACACAACAGGCATTCGCCAATCTTATCAATACTGCAAGAAGCGAAGAACAGCCAAAAGAAGAAGTAAATGAAACTGAACAAATCAACCTGGAAACAGACAATGAGTTGACAGTAGATGATATTTCTGACGAAGATTTAGTTGATAACGAAGAAACCACTACGGAAAACGAACAAGAACTATTTGATATTACTGTAAATGGTAAAGCACAAAAAGTTAGCTTGAATGAGTTGAAGGAGGGTTACTCTAAAGGATCGGACTATACCAAAAAGACGATGGAACTTAGTGAGCAACGAAGAACATTAGATTCTCAGCTTGATACTATTTCCAAAGATCAAGAAGCAGTAAAAAAAATGCGTGATGAATACGCACAAAAACTTTCAGTAGTAGAGCAAAATTTACAACCTGAAGATAATATTGATTGGGTGAAACTTGCACAAGAAGATCCCACAAATTATGCTGTAAAAAAAGCTGAATATGATCGCAAAAAAGAATTGTTAGAGAATGTTCAGAAAGAAAGACAGAGAATTAATCAAGAACAACGAAAAGAACAAGAAAAAATTTATCAAAACCATATAAGAAATGAACAAAAAAAGCTTGTAAGTGCAATGCCAGTTTTTGGTGATGAACAAAAAGCGAATAAGTTAATGGAAGATATTGGTCAGTTTGCATTGAAGCAAGGTTATACAGAACAAGAAATACGAATGATCGTAGATCACCGTGCTGTAAAAACTATGCACGATGCTATGAAATACAATCAACTTTTAGAAAAAAAAGGATTGCGTGATAAAAAAATAAAACCTGTTAATCGTGTTGTATCTTCTGAAGGTAAAAATAATACTCGATCTACCGACAAGCAAATGCGTGTGAATGATCGCATGAAAAAATTACAAAAATCAGGTAGAGTTCAAGACGCACAAGAGGTGCTGAAAGAAATGCTATCTAATAATTAATCGGAGATTAAAATGGCACAACCAAGTGGTACTTTTGACACTTACGATGCTGTTGGTATAAGAGAAGATTTACA